TTGATATCCATAACAATATAATATACCCTAAGACTGGACATAACCTTCCTTGCTTTGGTATGGACTTGATGGGATTCTCTGAGAAGAAAGTTATAATAGTATTCGACTTTCAACATCCTGTAGAGAAGTTTCTATTACAAGTACCACCATTACCAAAGACAACAGAGACCTATCGGTTCTTTGAAAAGGGTAATCACTTCTCTGATAATATCTTTGTAAGGTATTGTGAGATGGATGGTGTTGATACATTCTTACCAACATTCAAATACTATCTGTCACTCTATAAAGAGATGATAGATAAAGCACAACCTACTGGTACCGATACTAGTTTGTATAAAGACTTCGATAGTTATATGATAAAGTTAGATCCTATCTCAGGATACTTATCTAGTGCATTTGGTAAGGATGAGTCTGAGCAATTAATCAAAGAGTTCTTTTTTAGTTATGCCTAATTTAGTACAAGACATGGCATTAATGCTATCATATACTATGCAGGATATGCCTGGCGTAGAACCATTAGAAAGTTCTTTACCTGAAGTAAAGAAGGATGGGTTAGTTATTAAGAACACAATGTATAAAGCACCTGGTCTCAGGAAGATGCATTTAGAGTTGGCAGAGATTAATGATATGCAGATATTGCATTGTGTATTCTTTCCAGAATGTAGTTATAATCTACCTATATTTGGATGTGATGTTGTATCCAATGGTAAGACAGTGACTGCTGCTATTGTGGATGTATCTCCTGTACATGGTTTTGATACTTGGGATGAGATACGAGAGATTAGTAACAATTTTAAATTCAGTGGTAAGAGACCACTTCCATTATGGGGTGATGAAATCTTCTCACCATACTGTAAGTTTACACGTTTGACTGAAGAGATTGATATGGCAAATTTCTTTTGTCTTGTACAAAATTATCTTGTTGTATATCAGAAGTTAATTAAGAACACTAAGAAAGATACTTTCTGGGTTAATACTATGAAGAGATTGGATGACCAGATCTGGTATTGTGAAAGTCAGAAAAAGAATGATAAGACTCGTAACATTTTACTTAAGTATTTTGATGAAGAGTGGGTAAATAATTACATGGATAATATATTGTTTGATGAACCTGCAAGCGGATTATATGGAAGCAATTAAATGGGAAGCGTATATTCTATTAGATTCTAATAGGTTAACTAAGGTAGAATTTCTCTGTCATTCTAATTTAAGAGGAGATGCTGAACAGAAATGTAAAGCAATGTTTGGTGTGTCTGATGTGAGACAGTTGAAAAGGATATGGACAGATGACTAAGTGTCCACATGTTCTTGATTTGCATTACAGATCTGTTATAATAAGTGTATAAAACAAAGGGTCGCTATGCCAATCAAATCTGAAGTCACAACAGGACAAATCATTTCTTTTCTTAAAGATAAGCATGGAACCAAAGCAGAAGTTGACACTATTGATTTAAGGGCTGCTGCTAAAAAATTCAATCTTTCTTACCCTACTGTCAATAAAAGACTTAAGCAGTATAAGAAGGGAAGAGGTACTTGGGATTTAACTGCTCTAGATATAGAGAAAGCATATCAAGCACCTGCTGCTGAACCTGCTGTTAAAGTTTCTTATGTTCCAGACAAGGATGAAAGTTATGTACCCTTCGGGAATGCACCGTCTCTTAAGAAGATTATTAATTCTAGACAGTTTTACCCTGTTTTTATTACTGGCCTTAGTGGTAACGGTAAGACATTAGGAGTAGAACAGGCATGTGCTAATCTAAATAGAGAATTAATACGTGTTAATGTAACAATTGAAACCGACGAAGATGACCTTATTGGTGGCTTCCGTCTTGTCAATGGTGATACTGTTTTTCATAATGGACCAGTGGTCGAGGCTTTGGAGAGGGGAGCTGTACTCCTTCTAGATGAGATTGACTTAGCATCTAATAAGATTCTATGTTTACAATCTGTATTGGAAGGTAAAGGTGTATTCCTTAAGAAGACTGGAAGGTATGTTAAACCTGCTGCTGGATTCACTGTCATTGCCACTGCCAATACAAAAGGTAAGGGTTCTGATGATGGACGTTTCGTAGGAACCAATGTTCTTAATGAAGCATTCCTTGAAAGATTTCCAATTACCTTTGAGCAAGACTATCCATCACCTGTTATTGAACAGAAAATCCTAAAGAATGTTGGATGCGAATTGACATTTGCTGAAAATCTGGTAAAATGGGCAGGAGTGATACGTAAAACATTCTTCGATGGAGGAGTGGATGAAGTAATCACAACTCGTCGTCTAGTACACATTGCACAAGCATACTCTATCTTTGGTGACCGCCTAGTTGCTATCACCAATTGTGTTAACAGATTCGATGATGATACTAAGCAATCATTCTTGGATCTTTATACTAAAGTTGATGCTGGTGAAGAAACCGAAACCCCCGAAGGAGAAATTTAATGCACGGAGACCTAGAACCAGAAGAGCATCATTGGGGGGAGGATAACGACCCCCGATATGTAAATGATCTTTGGGAGGACATGGATCGCCTCAACGCTTTGTATGAGGAAATGATGTGGCCACATGATGATGTGCTAGAATTTATACCCGACCATGCAAATGATCGGATTATCATTCAAAACAAATCTAGAAAAGGTTTATGAAGTACAATGAAAATGAGATTCTCAAAGAGGTCTCAGATTATATTAGTGGGACTTATAGGGGTCACTACTCTTCAAACAATGTTCAGACATTGGACTTGATTGATTCAGTAGGTGACGCAGAGGCATTCTGTAGGTCTAACATATTGAAATATGCCTCAAGGTATGATAGAAAGGGTACGGCACGTAAGGACATCATTAAGATTATCCACTATGCTGTACTTCTTCTACACTTTAACGACAAGACTGCAGCAGCAAATGCTCTCCAGTCTAGTTCTACTGCTTTCTCCGTTGATTATGACAAGTAAATGACTGTATTATCCAAACCAACTCTCGAAATTCTAAAGAACTTTTGTTCTATCAATAAATCACTTGTTATCAATCCTGGTAATAAGTTAAGTACACTAAGCATCAACAAGAACATTCTTGTGTATGCTGATGTTGAAGAATCATTTGATTCACAACTATCAATCTATGACTTGGGTGTATTCCTCGGTGGTCTATCTCTATTTGAGCAACCATCTATTGATACATCAAGAGATAATTACGTTACTGTAAGTGACACTAAGGGTAGGTCTAAGACTAAGTTCTTTTATGCTGACCCTGACATCATTACACAACCACCTGAGAAAGAAATTAACCTTCCTTCTGAGGATGTTAAATTTAGGTTAGAGGCAACTTCATTACAACAGTTGCAACGTGCTGCTAGTGTATATCAGTTACCAGATCTATGTTTGTTTGGTGATGGTGAGAAGATGAATCTGTGTCTTACAGATAAGAAGAACGATACTTCTAACACATATTCAATTGAAGTTGGTACGTCAGAAGATGAGTTTTGTTATTGTTTCAAGGTTGAGAATTTGAAGTTGCTTCTTGGTGACTATAATGTTACACTAAGTAAGTCTAACGTTGCTCTCTTTCAAGGTGAGGGTATCAAATACTTCATCGCTTTGGAACCTAATGCCTAGAGAAATTCCTACAACAGAATATATGCAAGATGGGTGGGATTCTGGTCCTATTGGATGTCACCCCTACAAACGTGGTAGTAGGCATAATCAAGTAGGTATGTGGGTTATGTGGGTATATTATATTATTATTGTTGGTATGTGTATTAGACTCGCATGGGTACTAAATTCATGAATGATTTTTTATGGGTAGAGAAGTATAGACCTCAGAAAGTTGAGGACTGTATACTTCCTACAGATGTGAAGACCACCTTTAATAGTTTCATTGAGCAAGGTGAGATACCAAATCTTCTCTTGTCAGGGACTGCTGGAGTTGGTAAAACTACTATTGCAAAAGCATTATGTAATCAACTAGGAGCAGACTTCTATGTTATTAATGGATCTGATGAGGGTAGATTCTTGGACACTGTACGCAATCAGGCAAAGACCTTTGCTAGTACTGTTTCTCTTACTTCTACAAGTCGTCACAAAGTTCTCATTATCGATGAGGCAGACAATACGACACCCGACGTACAACTCCTCTTACGGGCCTCGATTGAAGAGTTCCAGAAGAACTGTAGGTTCATATTCACGTGTAACTTTAAGAATAAAATAATAGAACCATTACATAGTAGAACAACAGTAATTGATTTCAATGTCCGTGGAAAAACTAAACAATCTCTCGCAGGTCAGTTCTTTGAAAGGTGTAGAGACATCCTTACCAGAGAGGAGGTACGGTTCAATGACAAAGTGGTTGCCACAGTTGTCCAAAAGTACTTCCCAGACTTCAGAAGAACACTCAACGAACTCCAAAGATATAGTTCAACAGGTTCTATCGATACTGGAATCCTCGCAGCGTTAGGTGATGCTAAGATTGATTCTCTTACAGAGCATTTAAAGCATAAGAAATTTAATGATGTTAAGAAGTGGGTTACTCAGAATTTAGATAGTGACCCTACTGCTATAATGAGAAAACTATATGACAATCTTTCTACTATTATGGAAGGACCAAGTGTTGCTGCTGCTGTACTTATTATTGCAGAGTATCAATACAAGTCTGCTTTTGTAGTAGATCAAGAGATTAATCTTTTGGCATGTTTAACACAAATTATGTTGGAGTGTGATTTTAAATGATTGATGATGATGTGAAAATTTCTATCAACCTTAACAAGTTGGTAGAAGCAAGAGCAAAACTCCAAAGTCAATATGGAGATTACTCTAGTAAGATATGCAAGGGTGAGTATCTTGATGGGAATGATATTGATAGAATTGCATCTGGATTGAGAGATACTTTAACTTGGGATACACTCTATCAAATGATAGATGAATCTATTTTAGAATACTTGGGTATTAAAGAAAATCATTATGGTGAGACTGCTGGTGATGAACCTGCTAAAACCTATGAGAAGAACAGACAACAGTTTAAGATGGTTAAATTAGAATCACCATCATGGACAATTGAGGTTCCAGTAAGAAAATGAATGTCATCACCAAGTTAAGAAATCCTAAGACACAACATTACATTGCTTTTAAAAAATATGTAATGTCAAGTGACATGACTTGGTTTAAGTATAGTAAACAGCAAGAGGATAGTTATCATAACTATGATATTAAGTCTAAGACTTTGTTTGAACATCCAAGAATGAACTTAGATAAGATGGGAGATGTTGAAACATTCATTTCACCATTCTTAGGAAGACCAACTTGGGATGAACCGTACCCCCATCCTCAAAATTCGTTAGAATATATAGAGGGAGCTGTAAGAACACTTAAAGAAATATTAGATTATAATAAAGTAGAAATCGATAGTTTTTTAAGAGTTGCTGCTAATATGGTTTATCCAGATCCTGATGTGGATACCACTTTCATACATGTTGACCACCATTGTCCACATAAAAATATGTTAGTATATCTAACAGATGCTGGAGGTGAAACCATTATGGAGAATACATTTCATGATCCTAAAGAGGATGATGCAATCATCTTTGAAGGGTATCATACACACAATGTACCCAAGACACAGGCTAGGGTAGTACTAGTCGCAACTTTCGTTTAATTATGATCACTAAAGAGAAACAAAAAAACCAAGTCAAGTCTAGATTTTATTATATCTTCTGGGGTCTTGCAACTGTATCAGTATTTGCTGGACAGATATATGTTGGTTCTGGGTATCGTCAGATGTCTAGATCTTTCAACCGCATAATGGATTCCATTGTTGTTGAAGTTGAAAGAGGACTAGGAAATTCACGCAATTTTTACTAATGATTTTAGTTTTTATTATCGTAGGATTATTGTTCTTTATTATGGGGTATGGATTGTACCTTACAATAGGACCAGGTAAAAAAGATCTAAGAGACCCTATTGACGAACATGCTAAGATGCATGAGCTAGGTATTGCACATGGTCACGGTGGAAATAAGGAGGCATATGAGATGTCTGGTAAACTAAAGCACGATCATGATAAAGAATGAAACTAACACAAGAAGTCATTGACAAGATTCAGGAAGCCATGTTACACACCAAAATGAATGGTGATATGAACTGGTTAGATGGAGATGACATTGATGTGTGTCTTGGTGGCACATTTGCTGGAGATAAGTTTATAGCAATTCACAACAGAACACGAAGCAACACTACTAAAAAATGAAATCATTGAAAACTCCTCTTCGTTATCCAGGCGGGAAGTCTCGTGCTATCACAAAGATGTCACGATTCTTACCAGAGATGAGTATGTATAGAGAGTATAGAGAACCGTTTCTTGGGGGTGGTTCTGTTGCTCTATACATGACAAGGTATCATCCTCATCTAGAAATTTGGGTTAATGATTTATATGAACCCCTAGCAAACTTTTGGCAAACTCTACAACATGAAGGCGATGAAGTTACGACCAGGCTCAGAGAATTTAAAAACAAATACTCCACCCCAGATAGAGCACGTGAACTTTTTCTGGAGAGTAAAGAATTGGTTGACGATGCAGGAGCCAGTCTCGTTACCCGTGCTGTTAGCTTTTATATTGTTAATAAGTGTTCTTTCAGTGGTCTTACCGAATCGAGTTCCTTCTCCAAACAAGCCTCAGACAGTAACTTTAGTTTACGAGGCATAGAGAAACTACCAGAGTATTCTAAGTTGATAGAGCATTGGACTATAACCAATCTCACATATGAAAGAATGGTTACTGATGATAAGAATATATTTACTTACTTTGATCCTCCTTATGAGATAGGTTCTAACTTATATGGTAAGAAGGGTGGAATGCATAAGTATTTTGACCACGATGCATTCGCTCAAGAATGTGATTTACATACTGGGCATACCATGATATCATATAATTCATCTCAGTTAATCAAAGACCGTTTTACTGATTGGATTCCAAATGAGTATGACCATACTTACACGATGAGATCTGTCGGTGATTACATGAAGAATCAACAAGACCGTAAAGAACTTGTTTTAACTAACTATGCCATATGATGCTCGGTATCCTCTTAAGGATTATTTGAACAGTATTAATTTCAACAAGGAGAATCTTATGAAAGATGATCCTGGTTGGGAAAAGAACTATCCTCCTTACGTTATTAACAAATGCTTGTCACATCACATGGACACACTGGGATTTGCTAATGAGATGAATCGGTATCCTAACTTGGATAAGGAATTACAATATTCTTTTTATCTAAATACAGTGAGACCGAAGAAGAGATTCTCTCCTTGGGGCAAAAAAGCGAAGGTGGAAGATCTTGACCTTGTGAAAAAATACTATGGCTATAGTAATGAAAAAGCAATTCAAGCCTTAAGGATCTTAACTCCAGACCAACTTAATTACATTAAAGAAAAACTGAATAAAGGAGGTAAGAGATGACCGAATTGCAATGGACTAAAGATAATATGGTTGAGGTTCAATTAAAAGAACCCGATGACTTTCTTAAAGTAAGAGAGACATTAACCAGAATAGGTGTTGCTTCAAGAAAGGAAAAGAAGTTATATCAATCATGCCACATCCTTCATAAGAAAGGACAGTATTACATAGTACACTTTAAAGAACTATTTGCTTTAGATGGTAAGAAAGCAAATCTTTCTGAGAATGATTTTCAAAGAAGAAATAGAATTATTAAATTACTATCCGATTGGGGGTTAGTAAATGTTGTGAAAGAATCTGCTATAGGAGATGCAGCTCCGCTTAGTCAGATAAAAGTTATAGCATATAAAGAGAAGGGGGAATGGATATTAGAATCCAAATATAACATTGGTAAGAAAAAACAACCTACAAGTGTATAAATAGGGCCAGTTGATAAAGTTATATGTCCGAAGAAATTTTAGATGATAAGACGGAAGTAGTAGAGAAGAAAAAAGGTTTCTTTGGTAAAGCAAAGGATGCTATTCTTCCCGATGCTGACGAACAAGCTGCTATCATTAGTACATTTGTTCGCATTACCGTTCTTGCCTGGTCGGGTGGGATCTTGACTTTAAATTATGTTGCTATACCAGGTGTACCGCAACAGAAAATTGATCCAACTTTCATAGCTTCGGTTTTTACAGGAGTTTTAGCTAGCTTCGGAATTCAGACCGCTTCTAAAAAAGGAGACGGTACTATGAAGATGGATAAGAATGGAAACCCTACTAACGGTAACGGTGGTGGCGGTGGCATCAGCAAGAAAGATCTTGAGTTGCTAATTGAAAAGGCATCACAAACTGGTCCTACTCAAACAATTAAAATTGAGCAAGCACCTATCAAGATATCTACTGTTGACGATAAAACAGAACCATTTAAAATGTAAAGGAGAATCATGAAATTCAAATTTAACGATATTGCTAATGCAATAAGTGTAGCATCAGGAGTAACACTCGCTGGTATCATAGCTGTAGGAACATACGTCTTTGTAAACAAAGATGCTATCATAGATGACATCAAAGATGCAGCAATTGAGTCTGTAACAGGGGGCATGGGTGGAGACCTTCCAGTAGGTGCTCCAGATCTTGCACCATCAGGAGGTACTGCTGGATTGGGTGTTGCTATACCTAGTAATCCTTTGTAATGGACTTGCAAAAGATTGCTTCTACTGGTACAGCAATTGCTGTAGTGGGAACTGGTGCTGTTGTTGGTGGTAACACAGTTATTGACCAACAAACTGGTGGTCCTGAGAGGAGGGAATCTGAAAAAATAGAAATGATAAGACAGATAGTTGCAGAGGAAGTATATCTGCAACTAATCAATGCTTGGCCAACAACTAGTGGTCCTGTTAAAGGAATAAAAGATCCTAAAGATTATAAGAAACAAGTACCAAAATGATTCATCCTAACGGTTACACACAAGAGATGATCAAGGAGATACTAGGTACTGCTTGGTTGGACAAAGATAATATGCCTGAGACTGGTAATCAGATCAGAAGAAGAAAGGGACAAGAGATGAGAGCAGGGACAAGACCGTATCCCAAGTACCCATCAAAGGAGTCGAGGATAGCAGACACTTCAGGTATGTTTGATGATGATGGACTATACATATATCCAGAGGGGTCGGGATTTAATTGGATGCAGAAAGTAGATCCTGATTCTCAAGGATATCTCCCAGGTGGTAAAGTATCATGATAGACAACACACAATTATCTTCCTACTATGAAAAACAAGCTGCTCAAGACAGTCGGATGGCAATCTTGGAAACTAAAGTTGACGATCTTCAAAAAGGTTTGGAAGATTTTAATAACAAAGATAAAGAAGAACTCAACCAACGATTAAGATCTATTGAAAAACAAGTCTGGGGTGCTGGTGCTGTACTTGCTGCTATCTTAGCCATCGTTGGTATCATAACTCAGATGGATATGGAAGAAGATGAGTGGGATGATGAAGCAAGAATTGAGCAGGTAATTTATAGGGCATAATGGATACTTACTTATGGATCCTATTCTTGACATACCTAATATTACTACTGGTGGATTTGGTATTCCTAACATCACTATTCGGCAACAATCAATTAATATTGGTGGGATATGGGTAAGGAGTCCACGAGTAAGAGAGATAGGTATTGATTACATCTCCGATATGAGACCTTGGATGATGCAACCTAAACAACCTGCAGTACCAGTTACTACGCAGATAGGTATTCCCATAGTTAATATGCCTGGTTGTGTCAAGGTACATAAAGAGAATGCAAAGAACCCTAAAAATTTTAGTAAGACTTTAGTTAATGATGACCCTAAACAGAATGTAGTTCTGTGTGATGCTGGTATGCCATACTATGAGCCACCTAATTATGACTACAGGGAACTTACTTGGCAGACGGTTAATCCAAATGAAGAAGAAGTTGATGAAGGAGTTGATACTGGTGATGAACCACCAGCACCCGATATAGACAGTCCAGAACCTCCTCCAACAGGTCCGAATACAGCAGAGGATATAGAATGTCCTCCTGTTAATGCGAGACGTATAGGAGATCTAAATCAAGCAGGTACTGAAAAGGTTGTGGGATATAAGTTAAGTGTAGATAAAAAAGTTTGCATAACAGAATGGGAAGATGTTCCTTTTGTGGAAATGTATCTCCCTAGTGTTGGTATTGTAACTACTACTGCTGGTATTGCTACGGTTGCGACGACATCTGCCCTACTTGCAAAACCCCTAGCAGATTTGCTCCTGAAGGTGGTGAAACCAGCCGTGAAGAAAGTGATTGGGAAGGTGAAGGAGAAACTTGGGAAGAAACCTCCTGTGTTGTCTCGTCGGGAACGGATTCTAAAACAGAGGGAGGCGAACCAGGCTGTAAAAGCTGCTCGGAAGTTGAAGGGGGGGTAAACTTAAGTTCTGGTAACTGGTGCTCGTGAGGAAGTATCTTACCACCTGGAGTTGTAACTACTACATCAGCACAAACAGAATGATAAGGACTAGCAGGGTGGAAAAATATACCCTGCTTTTTTAATTCTCCACAATTTTTAAGTCTTGCGATCTCAAAGTCTAATCTTTTATTAGCAACCGCTTGAGTAGTCATTGCAATCTGTGCCTGTGCTGCCTCGTGGCATTGACGTACTAATTTTCTATTCAGTGGTATTGATAAGGTAGCAGAGAGACCAGCATTGAATGACTGGTTTGCTTTCATATCAGTTCGTATAGGTTTCATCCATGTAGGTGTCATAGCACCACCACTACCAACTATATCAGGTACTCCATCAGCAGTATCTACATCTATTTCTATTGTTATATCATCTCCATCTTCAAACCATCTAGTACCATCTGCCTTAGTCCTTGTGTCATACCACTCTTCCCAAGGATAGTTCTTTACTGTTACTGCTTGTTTAACAGTCTTACCCTCTACATCTGTTAGGTTATATTGTGGTTCGTTATAGAAATCTTCCCAAGGATCTTTACGTGAATCAGCAAACTGCACATAGGGAGTGAGGTTAAAGGTACTACCTTGACATTGGACTCCACCACCGTAGGTGTTAGTTATGTATGGACCTTGTAAAACTTGTATTGCCTGGTTCGTTACTGAGCCAGAACTATTGGCGATAGGATTCGCTGTTGCACTTACACCCCCTACACCTTCCGCCAGTGTGACAGGGGCAATCGCAAGATTTGATAGACATAATGCTGCTATTGGGTAAAGGTTGAAGTTGTGTCTGTTACGCTTGTTATAGCGGTGACTCTTTGTATTATTGTTTGGTTGGTTAGCCCTGGTCCTTGATATGACTGGGTAAATTGAAACGCCTCGCCAGGATTCGTTATTGTAAAGGTGTTTGGTTGTGAGAAGTCTAATGAGTCGAAAGAACTTGTCACGTTTCCTTGTA